TTTTGTGGACCATAATCATATTGTTTTCTACAAAACAATTCATATTGTTCTGATTGTATTTTTAGAAACTCACCTGTCATTTCAGGATAAGTTCTCTCCATATATTTTACGACATCTTGTGTGTCCACCATTTCCTGGTCTTCTTTGGTTAAGGTTGCTTTTGGTATTTCTGTTGGGTCATATTCTTGACCGAAATCATCAATAACTTTTGTTGGTGCGTCTTTAATCGCCATCATTTACTCCATATTTTTTTTAGTTGTTTTTCGTCTACACCATATTTGGATACTATTGAATATACAACATCTTTACCCATAATGTCAAGTGTTTTTTCAATATTTTGTGAACTTTCTTGAAAGTAATCACACAATATATCCATAGCCCACTTTTCAATCTTAGATTTCTTTTTAGATTTAACATATGGTAAGTATGTATTTCCTCTTGGTAGTAGATTTGTATAGAATTGATAAATTGTCTTTGGTTTCAATTCCCAATATTGTTGTATTTCATTTACAACTTCTATCCACTCGGCTTTCATTGATAAAAATCTATGCACCATATAATTAGACCAAGACTTTTTATCGGCGTCTGTAATGTTGTCCCAATACAATTGGTTCTGAACATTAGTAATTTGTTTTATGTGGTCAAATAGTGTTTTTGTTTTCATAGTGAATAACCTTTTAGATATAAATAAGTATAAAACTTATAAGTCAAAATGACAAAAATCTTTATTCTGTTCATAAAAAGTTTTTAGTTCTTGCCAATTCTCAATATTTTTGTAATTTTCTTCAGTATTTATCTTAACACCTGAAAAGAATCCGAATATATCCTCGTAGAATAATATTCTATAATTTTTATGAGTCTTCAAATATTCTGTGGTGTCGTTAGTAGACTTTTTTATCCCAATAATATCTCTCTTTATATCTTCAATATCAATTTTACTAACTTTGATTTGGTTGTATTCATCCTTTTCCTTTTCTGTAAATGTTTCAACACCAAAATCCACTGCTCTCCACTTTTCTGTTTTCTTGGCTAGATTCAACGATAATGCTTGTTGAAAAACATTTCTTCTTGATAAAAAGAAAACAAGGTCGTGATATTCTATCATCTTCTTATGAAGTTTCTTTTTTGGATAAATACCAAACTTTATACCAAAAGTATTTTTATCTTCATATATTTTATCTAAAAACTTATCAACACCAAGAGCATCCAATAATTTATCTCGGTAATTGAACTCTGGTTCCCAAATAAATTTCTTTGATGTAATCTCTTGTAGTGTTTTACAAAACTCTGTTGTTCCACTACGACTGCAACCCAACACTAATACTTTATTTAAATGCATTTCCTATTGCCCAAGTTATTAATGAATATCGTCTACCTTTTGTGATTGGTGTAACTCTATGTGATAAGAACGCAGGAAAGATTGTAATACTACCTCGTGTTCTTGGTGCGGTGTAATTTTTCTCACCTGTGTCATCTGTGATACCAAACTCTAAATTTCCACCCTCATACATTGTTTCATCTGATAGTTGAACCACCGCTGTTAATTTTCTTTTTGATGTGTTTTTTGCTCCTGTATCAGTATGCCATTTATATTTACCACCATTTTCATATCGTAGTATTTTTACCTTTTCCATTTCTTGTATATCATAATTAAAAATAGAGTGATTTGCTAACTCAAAAACCATTTTTAATTTATTTCTGAGTTTTTCATTTTTGATTGTAACTTCTTTGTTATCACGAACTTTTTTGTTTAGTAGGTTATCATCATAATCTCCAGCGAGTTCTGATTCTGTTGGTTCGCCTGACTCTAAGTATCTCATTAGTTTCTGGCATTGACTCAAGGATAGGAAATTTTCTTTGTGTATAACGAACTTAAAGTTATCATTAGTAATCATTTTAAATACCCTTTTAAATATTCTGCAAATATCTGATGACTTTTTTTATTTGGGTGCCCATTTTTACAAAAAACATCAGACATTTTATTTATATCGTCAGACACCACTTCATAAAATGCTTTATCTGTAAAATTATTTATAGATAAATTTTTATGTGATTTACCAAATGAGAAAAATAATATGTGTTCTACTCCAAGTGATTGTAAAAATGCTTGGAATAAAATTATATCATACATTTCCCAATCATATTTAGAACGACTCTCTATTGTAAATCCTATAATAAATATTGTTTCATTGTGAAGTTGTTGGTTATTGTAAATCCATTTCATAGTATTGACTATGATTGTTTCATTGCTACAACCTGAAATAGATTCATTGATATCCTTGAGATTTAAATCATTTGATATTAACCGACTAAATCTCTCTTCAGTAGGATTTTTCAGTTCATCACCCTCAACCCAACTACAACCATTTGTATATAGATACTTATACAAAAGTATCTCCTACACCCCAAGCGACACAAGAATATCTTTCACCTTTTGTAACTGGTGAAACTCCGTGTCCTGCAAATGCAGGGTGTATTATCAATTTCCCTACTTCTGGTTCTACAATCGTTCCGTCAAACAAACTAAAGTCTCCACCCTCATATTCAGAGTGGTCATTTAAAAATACAATACAAGTTAATTTTACTGAACTAAATCTTTGAATTGAGTGAAAGTCAGAGTGTGGATTATACCAATCTCCTACATCATATCTATGTGCTTGTAATCTGTTTTCAAATATACCCTGTATGTCATATTTAAAGTGAAGTTGATTAACGAGTTTGATAGCATTCCAGAATTTATCAAGATACTTTTGTTCGTCCGTTCTACTGATATTTAACATACAAACATTATCGTCCATAACTTCTTTATCTTCTTGATTCTGAACATAATGACCCTTTTTTCTTGTAGATTTTTTATCTATATGTTTTATCATATATTCACACTCTTCTTTTGAGAAGAAGTTAGGTTTAGTAACGAACCACCTAAAATCTTGGTTCAACTTTAAGTCTTCCATATTTATCTTTTTATACATTATCTAAAGTGGTCCCCTACGAACAATTCTTGTAAAACATATCGCTTCCCCTTGTTAACTGGAACTACATTATGACATAAAAAAGTTGGAAAGATTGTTAATGAACCCTTTAATTTATTCATTGAATACCAATCTTTTGTATCTTTGTCTTGTATACCAAATTGAACTTCTCCACCCTCATATTCATCTGGGTCTGTCAATTGAACAATCCCTACTAACTTTCTAACTGAACAATATCCTGCATTGAAATCTGTATGCCAACCATAGAATCCACCTTTTTGATATTCAATCATCTTCAACTCGTCGTGATTTCCTGTTATATCAAACTTAAATACATCTTTATTTACTATGTCAACCATTGTAGACATCTTGTCTTGTATCCAACCCCAATCCTTTTTAGTTTTGTCTGGTCGCATATCATTGAGTGGTTGGTCTCTCAAATACCACTCTGTTGTCTTTCTAATTTCAGGTAAAACTACACTACCCTTTTCATCTCCAACACAACCAACAACTGCTTCTTCTGATTCCATTATGTCTTTTACTATTTCATCACACTTTTCTGATGAGAAAAAGTTAGGTATTTGTATTGAATATTTAAAATTTTCATTATGTTTCATTTAAATGGTGTTCCTTCTATAAAAGTTATCATTGTATATCTTTCTTTTTTGTAGTATTCTAAAACTTTGTGTGCTGCAAATGCTGGAAATATGACTATTCTACCTTGTTTTGATTCCACGACATCATTCCAAATCTGTAATTCACCACCCTCATAGTCATCATTTAAAAAAATTACACTTGATATCTTTGTCCGTGTATTTACAACATTATCACCACCAGCCGCAAAATCTGAATGAAGTGTTGGTGAATCAGTATGTCTTTTTTTAAGTGGATATTTTTTTCCAAAAGATTGTTGAATATTTTCTATATCAAATTTAAATGTTAATGTGTTTGATAAATTAACAACTTTCCATATTTTATCTAATAATTTTTTATCTTCTGTTACTACATTCTGACACTTATGTAAATTACCCCAAGTAAAATTATCCTTTTCTATGTTATTATCAATATGTTTAATTGCCCGTTCACACTCTTCTGTTGATAAGAAGTTATCTCTTATCAAATGCCATTGAAAATCTGTGTTATGTATCAGACTCATCAGAAACTAAAACCCTATTTGCGAAATAATTTTCACCACTATCAGTTTGATTGATATTGTATGTAATTTTTTGCACATTATTTACCTCTATATTGACAACTTCTCTTTCTTGTAATTCATCATTTAACACTACATCACCAATGGTTAATGGTCTGTAATCTGAATCTACTTCGGAATCCCCAACTATGTAAAACGGGTGGTCATCAGTTGCCTCAATTTTTGTATTGTCATTGAATTTATATGTAACCATATTATCGTGTAGAATTTTTATAGTTTCTAATACTTTTGAATTTTGTAATTTACCAGTTTCCACATCATATGTTTTGATTTTATCATTTGGTCTAATTTTACAAATCTGTTGGTATGTTCCGTCAGCTAATGTAATCATAGTATCGTATGTAAAACAAAGTCTTGAATTATGAGTAACAATATCGTGTGCTATGATTGTTTCGTAGTCTTGATTTAATAGATTATAAGTAATGTGTTCTCCTTCAATCTTTTTGATTTCAGTAATTTCTACCCAACCATCTAAATCTCTAACATAATCACCGACTTTGACAACTCCACCACCACCTGCGTGATTTGGATTATGTCCGTCTATCGTTGACCAACCTTTATCTTTTAATAAAAATGGGTGATTGCCTGTTGGTTTGAGTGTTTGACCGGATTCTAATGTTAATTCATAACAATCGTCGTGTAGTTTTTTCATAATAGAATTGACTTTACCTTCTTTGAACTCATCATTTTCTTCATCAAATACTAATATACTTTCACCCAATTCTATTTCATCAATTCTTTTATAATTACCTTCACCCATATTGATAACTTGGTCTGGCATAAAACATAATTTATTGTGAACCAATATATCATTAGCAAAATAATTATGATTTGTTTCAATCTCTAATGAATATGTTTGGACTGGATTTATATCCTCTTGTAAATCAGTAATCTCAATTTCTACAAGTTTATCATTGTGAAGTTCTAAACATTTATCTCCCACTTCTAATTGTTCAGATTTAATGTCATACCTTTTTTCTGTCCATTGTGGTTTATAAGAACTCCAACCTTTACCAACTACCCAATACGGGTGGTCAAATGTGTTCTTGGTTTTTTTATCTCCAAAAGTAATCTCTACAATATCTGCGTGAGTAGGTGTTTCAATTGATAATACTTTCCCTACTTTAATTTTTTCATTCTCAAAGTCATAATTCTTTATTTTATCACCGACTTCAACCAACTCAATAGATTTTGTTGTTCCGTCACCCATTGTGATTGGTGTTCCTGCTACAAAACACTTTGGTGGAATATTGTGGACCAATATGTTTGATTGGAAGTAAGTATCAATGTCTTCAACATTTAGTCCATAAAAAGTTTCTTCTTGTGATACCAATGTTTTTGATGTTATTTCAACTTCAGTTCCAGATGAATTTAAAAAATATTCCCCAACTTCAATTTGACTTGGCTTTTGCCAACTCCAAGTATCTCCTGATTTTACAAAATATTTATTACCCTCTTGAACCGTTTGATTTGAAAATGGAACTTTTATACTTCCATTAATTAAATAATATCCATAAAATTCTCTGCTATTTATTTCAGTTACAATAGAACCTTGTGTTGTTGAACCCGACAAATCTGTCGTTGTGAAACTTTGAAAAGCACCACCCCAAGATTCATCTGGCATTCCAAATGGTTGATACGATTTAACTACATCTCCAACTTCTACATCTTGAATTTGTTTCGTTGAACCATCATACATTGGAATAGAACTACCACTCGCTGTGGTTGACATTGTTGTTCCTGGTCTAAAGTTCCAATCTTCACTTCCAGATTGAATGAACAATCCACTTAATACATCTTTACCACCACTTATACCCCATAGTGATATTTGTTTGTCTGGTGTCATTAAATAATATTCTTTTGATTGCCAAAAATAAGAATCACTACCAATACGACTACCACTTGATACAATAAACTTCTCTGTCAGATATCCATTATCTACTGCGTCTTGATAAGTGGTAGTTCCAGATTGATATTTTTTAAATCCTATACTATTTGCTTGAACAGTTGCGTGTCCCGCTGGATTTTTTATAACATAGTCTGGAAAACTGGCGTTAGCTGTATAATTATCTTTATCAAATAAAGGAACTAAACTTGCATTTTCTGGTGATGAGTTCAATATAGTTCTAAATGTTGTCTTATTAAATGAACCACTAACTATATTTAGTAAATTGTCATCACTATACCAAGGTGTTTGCATAAATAAATGGAAACTACCCGTATATTGATTTTGTCCTCTTTGTGAGAAGTATGTTATTGAAGTGTTATCATTGTATTCAAAATTACAACTTATATTATGTCGTGCAAAACTTGCACTTATTAGTGGTTCTTGAAATGATGAAGGATTAACCTTATTGCTATCATTTTGTCCGTAAACATATGCAGTTGAACAACCTTTTTCATTTGCATAATCTGATATGGCATTAAAGGAACCAGTTTGGTTAGATAATCCACCAATAATACCTATCGCAGTGTTCATTTCATTAAAATATATATCACTTGAACCAGTTTCAACTAAATAATCAACACTTGCAAGAATTCCAATATTGGTATTACTTGGCCAACCACCTGCACTTCCGGTGATATAATTTAATAAATTCGTTATTTTTGTTTTTGCTGACATAATATTTTCCTATATATAAATATCAAATATCCTTTAATTCTGTGAAAATGTTCTCTTTCATAACTGATAGTGCTGGTGTATTCCAATCTTCTAACTTAATCATAGCGGTATCGTATCCTTGTTGTTTAATTTCATTACATCTTAACCACACCAAATCACTCCCTAATCCTTTATTTCTATGTTCTGGCATTACATAACGATTACACAAGTAAGGATATCTTCTATTCCAATCTATAAATGCCCAACCACCCTCAACTAAATAAAATGAGTAATTGTTTTGTAGTCTGTGTTTTAAATCTGACATATTCCACTCTTCCCAATCTTTACCAAATGAATCTTTGAATTCGTTCAACTCTCTTAAAATATCTATTTGAACTTCGTTCCATTTCATTTGTTCCCAATTATTAAACTCTTGATATTTTGGCACCTCTCGTGGTTCGTAATTATTTAAATCTATCTTGTAATACATTTTATAAAACTCTCCTTTGTATCTGACTTACTGACAATCCACTTTGGAACATAGTAATAATTACTCTCATTTGATGAAAGATAATCAACATATTTTGGTATTTTAACTTTCACTTTTACGAACTCCATTTTACTATTTTTAAACATATCTTTGTATTTTGTCGTTTCTTCTGTAATCTGATTAAAGAAGCTAACTATGGTCCCAATGTCACAACATTTTAGTATCATTAATGGAAATAAAAAACTAATTTTACTTTCTCCCCAAGTA